AATCACAAGAAAAATTAAATACTTGCGACCCAAGATTAATAGAGCTATTTGAAAGAGTTGTTGAAGATTTTGATTGTACTGTCTTGCAAGGTCATCGTGGCGAAGAAGAGCAAAACAAATTATTTGAAGAAGGGTTTAGTAAATTAAAATTTCCAAAAGGCAAACATAATCAATATCCGTCATTAGCTGTAGACGTTGCTCCTTATCCAATAGACTGGGAAGATAGAGAACGTTTTACATATTTTGCTGGATTTGTTATGGGTATTGCGGCTTCAATGGGATTAACTATTCGTTGGGGTGGAGATTGGGATAGAGATAAAGATTTAAAAGATAACAATTTTGATGATTTACCACATTTTGAAATAAGGGATTAGTATGGCAAAAAGAGGAAGAAAAAATAAAGCTGAAATAAATAAACAATTGTTTCAAAAGGCTAATAATTATTATAGAAAAAAATGGTTTACTGATTCTCAGAAAAGCATGGACTTTTATTTAAATGAACAGTTATCAGCAGAAGAACAAGAAGATTTAAGAGAAGGCGGTATGCCAGACTTTATTATTAATCGTATTACTCCAGCGATTGATATTATGAAATTTTTTGTTACAGCGAATAATCCTAGATGGCAGGCAATTGGAGTTGAAGGTAGTGATTCAGATATAGCTCATGTTCATAGTATGATAGCGGAATATTGTTGGCATTTATCTAATGGTAAAAGTTTATTTTCTAATGTAATACAAGATGCTCTTGTTAAAGGAATGGGATTATTTAGAGTAGATATAGACCCAGATGCCGATAGAGGTATGGGAGAAGTTACATTTAATTCAATAGACCCTTATGATTTGTATGTAGACCCAATGTCTAGAGATTTCCTATTTCGTGATGCAAGTTATATTATCGTGCAAAAGAATTTATCAAAAACAGCTCTTGTAAGAATGCTTCCTCAATTTAAGAAAAAAATTATTAGAGCTACTGGTTCTACTGAAAGTAAGCAATATTCTCAAAGAGATATACACGAATCTGAAACTATTCAACCTGGAGATGTAGAATTAGAAGCATACACTTTAGAAGGAGAAAAAGATGAAATTCTTGATTTTTATGAAGTGTATACTAAAGAAAAAGTAGCTTATGTTAATGTTTGGGTAAAACAAGTTCCTAATCCACAAGAATTAGAATTAATTAAAAAAGAAGCCCAAGAACAAGCTATGTTAATGGCACAAGATATAGAAGTTTCTATTAAAGAAAAAGAAGTAGAGTTAATGCAAGCAGTTCAAGAAGGTGAAATGTTAGAAGAGCGTATGGCTCTTGAAATGCAAAAAGCTGAAAAAGAAGGAATGGCTAAAATAGAAGAAGCTCAAGCAATGATGGAAGCGCAATTAGTAGAAGCTCAAACAAAAACAATTCAACATACTATGGATAAGAAAAGTTTTGATACATTAATGAAAGATGAGGGTTATGCAAAGAATGTTGTAGAAGCTATAGATTTCTTTAAAACACATATTAAAGTATCTGCGTCAGCTGGAGATATATTTTTATATGACGTAGATTTGCCTATTGGCGAATATCCAATTATACCTATAACATATAATCATACTGGAACTCCTTATCCCGTAAGTGCAGTTGTTCCTATGATTGGAAAACAAAGAGAACTAAATAAAGCTCATCAAATTATGTTACACAATGCAAACTTAGCATCTAATCTTAGATGGTTATATACCGAAGGAAGTGTAGACGAAGAAGAATGGGAAAAATATTCAAGTTCTCCTGGAGCATTGTTAAAATATAGACAAGGATTTGATGCTCCTAATCCAGTACAACCATTACCAATTAATAATGCTTTTTACACAGTTACTAGACAAGGAAGAGATGATATAGAATATATTAGCGGTATTTCATCTAGTATGCAAGGTGTAGGACAAGATAGCCATGAAACATATCGTGGTATGTTAGCAATGGATGAATATGGAACAAGAAGAATTAGACAATGGATTAATAATATTATAGAACCAGCATTAGAACATATGGGTAGAATATTTAAAGATATAGCTCAATTTACATATACAAGTCAAAAAGTATTTCGTATTGTTCAACCTGAAGCAGGAGCTAGTGAAGGTGAAGTTCAAGAAGTGTCAATAAACATTCCTATGTATAATGATTACGGAGAGGTTATTGAAAGATTTAATGATTATCAAACATCAAAATTTGATATAAGAATAGTAGCTGGTTCAACTCAACCAGTAAATAGATGGGCTTTATTAGATGAATATTTTAGATGGTTTGAAGCTGGTCTAATAGATGACATAGCTATGATAGAGCAAACAGATATAAGAAATAAAAAACAATTAATGCAACGTAAGAGTATGTATTCTCAAATGCAATCACAAATAGGTCAAATGGAAGAACAAATTAAAGACCAACAAGGAACTATTCAAACCTTAGAAAGACAAGTGGTTCAAGCTGGTATTCAAGAGAAGATTAGCAAAGGGGCTGAAGAAACCAATAAAGAATTATTAAATACACAAGCTGAACAAAAACTCTTACGAGGTCGTATGAAAGATACGGTAGATTTAGCAAAAAAAGAATTAGCACTAGAAAAGAAAAAAAATAGTGTTGATAAATAAAAAAACATACAGTAAATTAGAAGGAGTACAGTATGAGTGAAAATAAGGACAACCTATTAGTTGATGATGCTGAAAGAGCAGAACAACAAGTAGCCCCAGAAGACAATACTGTGGCTGAAGAATTTTTTTCTCAGCTTGATAAACAAGTTATGGGTGAAACGCTAGAACAGCCAATTGAAACTGAGGCTCAAATACAGACAACTTCCCAACAAGGGAACCCTGAAGTAGAGCAACAATCTACACAAGATGTAGATAATTTAGAAAAGAGATATTCGGATTCTTCTCGAGAAGCTAAACGACTTAACACTCGTTTAAGAGAGTTAGAACCTTATATGCCTTTACTAGATGCAATGAAAGCAGACCCAAATTTAATTTCTCATGTGAGAGGTTATTTTGAGGGTGGCGGCTCAGCTCCCAAGAGCGTAAAAGAGCAGCTTGGCTTAGGCGAAGATTTCATTTTTGATTATGATGAAGCTTTGTCAGACCCTACTTCTTCATCTGCTCAGTTGTTTAATGCAACAGTAGATGGGGTGGTGCAAAGAAGATTAGGCGATTTTGCACAAAAACAATCAGAACAATCACGTAGAGCTTCTGAAGAAAAAGAATTTAGAAATAAATTTGAAATTTCTGATGGAGATTATGAAGATTTAATTGATTTTGCAAAAGACCATAGACTAACTTTGGAAGATGTTTATTATCTTAAAAACAAGGATAACAGAGACTCACAAGTCGCTGGAAATGCTAGGGAAGAAGTAATAAATCAAATGAAGAATGTTAGACAAATGCCTACTAGTGTTGCATCGGCTGGGAATACACAAAGACAAGAAAAATCAGTAGATGATGCCGTTTTTGACAAGTTGTTATCTCAAGGGACTGGGTTAGATGAGTTAATGTAAACACACAACCTAAACCCCTAGGAGGGAAATAAAATGGCAGATACAAGTTATCCAAGTTCAACGCCGTTGGCATTGGCAACTAATACTGGCTTAAGTGAAGGTTATGCTGCGTCTCAGGGAAGTTCTTTGAGCACAGGTGATTTACGTAGACGATATGACTTTTCTGAAAGATTTTCTGAGTTGGCTTTAAGTCAAACTCCTTTTTTCAGACTTGTTTCAATGTTAGCGAAAAAACCTACAGATGACCCAGAATTTAAGTTTACAGAGAAGAGACAATCATGGTTAAAAAGATATGCTTACGTTGTAGGATTCTACAATGGTTCAGCAGACAAATTTGACGATGCAACTTTAAAAGAATCAGATGATTCAGCTCTATCAGCAGGTGGAGAAGTTAAGCTATATATGGCTACTGATTATTTTAGTGCTGGTAATATCCAGAATGTCCAAGGTCAATCAAATGGCGCAATTAAAATCGGAGACGCAGGAACAGCTCCTGAGTTTCTACAAGTTAACCAGTTACTAAAAGTTCCTATGGCTGCAACAGCAGGTGGAGCTATTAACGACTACATGTTAGTAAGAATTACTGCAGTAGCCGCTCAAGCTGCAAAGAATTTGAGTGGTGCTGGTGGTTCTTCTTCAGCAGAAGTTAAATTAGTAACAGCAAAAATCCTAAGAGTACCAAGTGGTGTTGAAATCGGTGGTTTCTCATCAGGTAATGTTGCACAATGTGCAGTATACAATCTAGATATTGCAGAAACTCTTGAAGAAAGACGTACTTACGTAGTAGGTAATTCTTTCGGAGAAGGTTCTTCATTACTAGGAACAACCTGGAAAGACAATCCGTATTCAACTGGTTATGGGCAAACTCAAATCTTTAGAACTGAGTTCGGTATGACTAACACAGCTAGAGCAACAGCTCTTAAATATGAACCAAATGAGTGGGCAAGAGTTTGGAAAGACAAACTTATTGAACACAAATGGGACATTGAACAAGCTGGGTTATTCTCAACTCAAGGTTCTGTTGATTCAGTTGCACATACTCAAGGTGCGGTAGATTATGTTTTAAATTATGGAAATATCTTCTCTTGGAGCACATCTAAGAATGTTGATGATTTCTTACAAGACATGTCTCAATATCAAGACCCACGATACAACCAAGATAAAGCAACAGTATTCCTATGTAGTACTGAAGTATATACTTGGCTACATAAACTAGGCGGATTCTTTAAACAAAACATCGATATTGATGACCAGTTTAGAGCAGACCTAGCAGTTACTGGTCGTAAGAAAGTAATGGGATTAGACGTAACAACTATTTCAACAGTATACGGAGACATTAATGTTTCTAGATGTATTGCTTTAGATGGTTCACACGTAAAAATCCTTGCACTTAACATGAATAATGTTAAATACAGACCATTAGTTGGTAATGGAGTAAATCGTGATACTTCTATTTATGTCGGAGTTCAAAATTTAGAGAACTCAGGTGTAGATAAGAGAGTGGACATGATATTAACTGAAGCTGGTTTCGAATACATGATGCCAGAATCACACGCTATCTGGAAATAACTA